CTCGTAGTTGAAGTAGTGCTTGGGTAGTGTATACAAAGATTGCCATGTTGAGATTGTGACAAGTTTGTCGGAAAACTTTTCACGACCAGAATAAATTCTGTGGATATTTTCTTCTACACTCCAGCCATTCTTTGTAGAGTAATCTTGGAAATCTGAATATAGCTGCTCGACAAGAGATGTCGTTGGTACGATAATTAGACCTTTTTTGTCTTGATCGGTCATGTATCTTGTGATAAGATATGCTATTAATGATTTACCTGATGCTGTTGGAGATATAAGCATTTGTCTACGATTACGTATGGAATACGCGAACGCTTCAATCTGATAGTCGCGAGCGTCAATATCTTTGTTACGACTTTGTATATGCAGGGAGTCGGCATATTCCTTTGCTTCGTGAAGGGAGAAGGATGTCGTTTGAAGAACCTCATCATCATAGACAAGGGTGTATTTTCTTTCCTTAGCGAATGACTCAAGATGTGTTATGAGTCCGTAGTACAGTGTGGATGTTCTAGTATCATACAAACGTATCTTGCCATCCCACACTCTACTTTTGAATGCTGGAGTAAATTGATATCCAGGAACATAGAATGTAAAATATTCTGATATTTCGCGAGCGACGCCGCGCTCGCAAGAGATCATTATGTATGCTTCATCTTTTTTTGCTACGATTATTTTTTCAGACACCTTGTGTAAACTTCTGCCATTCTATAGCGTTCTTCAAGTTGAAGCTTCGCTGATGGATTTCCTTGATGATCTTTTCGCAACAATCTACGAAAAGTTCCGTATAGTTTAATTTAGTCTGGATTTCTAGCACATCATCATCGCCAGATATCATTGTGCTTATGTCTGCGCGAAGATACTTTTCACGCATTGGCTCCCAACCAAGTTCAGTCAGTTCATCTGTTCCGTTCAGCTTACCGTCGTAATATCTCCACTTCAATTTGGTAAGTTTATTGAGATCAAATTGAAGTTTTTGACAACGCATCTTTTGCGTCTTGTACACTTCTATGTACTTTGAATGCAGGGACGATAGGCGAATGGATTCTGTACCAAGTTCCGTACTATCGATCTGTGAGTCTTTTTTCCACGACTCCATTAGGTCATCTATGTTCTTGATCATAATATAAATTCCTTGGAATATTAGTGCAATATACACTAAAACTCAAAGAATGTCAACATCAAAATAGGTATATCTGAATGATGCACGCGCAGATAGTATTGTGTTTGCATCGGCGGTATAATTGAACCCTATAGATGATACTGATGTGGGATAGCAGTTTCTAAACGTGACACGAATATTTGGTGTATTTTTATTTGACATGATTGTCATTGTTGCATCGCTGGTTGTTCCGCCAAAATCTTTATTTTCTTTTATCAAGCGACGATGTTGTTCAAAGTTTTTAGGGAATGTAAGACCAATAATCCAATTATGAATTTCAAGCCATGAGCGTAGGTCTTCATCTATCAAGAATGAGACATCGAATGGTTCATATCTTACTTTATCACCTGGCAAGTAATAGTCAACAAATGGGGTGCTTCTAGTCACTTCGGACATTGATAATCCTGGTAGACTAAAGTTTTGACAAAAATATATTAGATTAGGAAGTCTTGTAAACGACAACTGAAATTTTGTCGCCTGAAGAAAACTTGTATTTGTTGGTTGTTGATTTAATTTTGCCATAACTTACCTCTGTAGTATTTATGAACAAAAAGAGGGGGAACCGAAGTTCCCCCTCAAGTTGTAGTAACGCTTTCTTATTGTTCTTCAGATCACAGAAGGTTTGAAACCTTGAAGATACGATAGTAGACGTTTGAACGATTTGATAGGCGTCCAAGACCTGCTGTTACACCTTCAGCAAATGGATTTGCGACCATTCCGTAACGTGTCTTGAATCCGATACGTGGCTGGAATGTGTCTTGTCCGATTGCACGAACCATCTGTAGAGGAACATATGGGCAGTAGAACAGACCAGCGTCATAAGGTGATGTACCCTTATAACCAACTGTTACTAGTTCAGATGTGTTTGTTCCTGCTGTTGTTGAACCGTAGTAAGGATCGATGTAGACCTTGATACGGTTGTGTAGAAGACCGGCAAATGTGTTGCCTGTGTCGTCTACCTGTAGATCAGCCTGAAGTGCTGGGGTATACTGTAGTACGCCTGCCATTGCCATTGCAGAAGCAACGTCAGATGAGCAGATTACTAGGTTACCCTTACCACGACGGGTTGCACGAGCGATTACGTTTGCTTCGCGTTCGATCTGGAAGATCAGACCCTTGAACTTTTCAACTGACCAACGACCATTTGAGTCGGTGTCTAGGTCGAATGTTCCTGCTGTTGTTGTACCAGCTGAGCAACCAAGTACAGCTGTAGAATACACTGTACGGATTACTTCACGGTTGATTTCTGCAAGAATTTCGGTTGACAGAATGTTTGCCAACTCAGTTTCTGCATCAAGACCATGAATTGCCTTCAAGTCCTGAGCAAGTTCTAGAGTGTATTCTGCCTTCAATGCACGCTCACGAGCAGTTACTGTAACTTTTTCGATTGAGAATGCCATTTCAGCAAATAGGTTTGTACCAGAGTCGCCAAGAGCTTCACCCTGAGCTGTTGTCATACCGTTACCAGTGTTGGAAAGAGTATAGTCTTCAATTCCTGGTGTAGAAGTCTGATGATTCTGTGATGCACCGTTTGCACCAAGCTTGTTTGCAGCTGAGAACTTTGTGTTAGCTTCGTTGAAGAGAGCTTCTGTTCCAGTCTGTGAGTCAAACTTTGAACGCATTGCGAAGATCAAGCCTGTTGGACCTGTCATTGGCTGAACGCCGCAGATGTCGTATGCGATCAAGTTTGGAAGGGCACGACGAACCAGCGAGATCAAGATCGGATCGTAGTTGCTGATTGAAGAGCCAGTTGCGTTTGTTGGAGCTGATTCAGATAGGAATGAACGATCACCGCCCATGAATGCTGCTTGCTGAGAAGAAGCAATCTGCTGGTTTTCAAGAACCATAGCTGTAACAGCTCTCTTGTAAGGATCCGCGATCTTTGGAAGTTCTGGATGATCCAGAACAGGACCCCACTTGTTGACTAGTTGTTCAGTAAGTTGCATTTTTAGTAAACTCCTTTTGAATTATTATTTTAAAACTGTGCGACTAATTGACTTGACATATGCGTCCATGATTGGATCTGCACCTGTCTTGTTTTCTTTTTGTTTTTGTTCTGCAAGACTCTGGGCTTGTTCCACAACATCTGTTTCTTCATCAAGTCTTACGTTATTTGACTTTGATGATACTGCTGCAGGGAAATAGTTTTCGCGTAGTGTCTTGAGACCGTCTACGAAGTCTTCAATGCTTGTAAACTCAATGCCTTCCGACAATGACTTTAGCTTCTCAATTTGAGTTGCAGTTAGACCTTCGCAAATATCGTAAATTGCTTCCATTTTTTTGTATTCATTTAGATTTTTATTGATTTCAATTGTGGCAGCAATTTGTTCGTTTAGCTTGTTTTCCAGTTCAACGACATGAGCTGTCATTTCCTCAACAACGCTCACCTTTTCTTCTGGAATATCAATGTAGTGTTCTACGAACAGATTACGAAGACCTGCAATGAAGTCTTCGGTTAGTTCGGAACGAAGACCAGATTCAATTGCCAACTCGTTTTCCTTGACCCATTCTTCAACGACGTAATTTAGATAGTCGTCTACTTTTTCGGTCATTTCTTCCTTGAGTTGTTCAGAAACCTGCTCTAGGATTTCTGCATACTGTTCTTGAATTTGTTCTTCAATTTCTTTTGCTTTTGCATTTACAGCTGCTTCAAAGATTACTGCAGCCTTGTTCATGAAGTCTTCAGAAAGATTTTCACCATGGAAAAGAGCGTCAAGATCTTCCTTCATGGAATATTCTTCATAATCTTCATCGTCTTCTTTCTTGCTCTTCTTGGTGTGCTTTTCTTCTTCTTCGTCTTCCTCTTCCTTCATCATTTTCTTGTCTTCTTCTTCCTCTTCTTCTTCCATTTGAGGAGAAGCGCCTTTCATAGACTCCTTAGAAGCAGGTGCTGGCTGTGCTCCTGGTGGCTTTGCTCCGCCAACTGCAGCAATAGCCCTTGTGATGCCAGCCTCATCAGCAGAAGCAATAGCAGGCTGAACTAGTGCTGGATGACCTTCTTGACCAGGTGTGCCAACTGAAGGATTTGGACCTGTTGAACCAAAAGGTTCAGATACTCTTGACATTGGTGCCAAAGAAGCCATGTTGCCTGAAAGAATGGCTGCAGCTGCTTCAGCTAGATTTTTCTTTGCCATGTTTACTATTACTCCTTTATATTTGACTATTTATAATAATTAAAGTTTTGAAAGAAAGTTTTTGAATTGGCGTAGTGCGACATCTTCAAAATCTCGTCTACTTGCCTCATTCAAAGCTTTTTTTGCATGATCATAGTCAACTTCTTTCCATTGACCATTATCAATTACCCATTCCTTGCCTTCCATGATGCCTCTTACAAATGCATCTGGAGCTGATGGATCTGCAACAATGTCTGCTGCTGTAGCCAGATAAAAATCATCTTGTACCATATTCACGCCGTTTCTGGCCTTTAGTGAACCTAATCCTCTAGAAGATACACCCAACTTGGCGCCTTCATCAATCAAATTCTTCACAATTTTTCCATAAGGAGTGTCTAGTATCTTAGCTTTACCCACATAATTCGTGCCTTCTTGTCTCAAATCCTTGATCATGTGTGATACGCGATCCAAATTGATCGTTGGAGTATCTGGATGACCAAGTTCACCAAATGCACGATTTTGCATGATGTAATTAGAAGTATATCTTTGTACTTCTCTTTGTAGAATATCCATTGGATATACTCTACCATTTCTATTTTGACGTTCAGCTTGTAGGAATACGCCCTCAATAAAATGTTCTTTTTGACCTGTTGTATTTTCTTCGGTCAGATAGCGTACTTCTTCTACAACTTCTTTTATAAGCTTCATCTTATACCTAAAGCCTTTCTTTTCATCATTGAACGTTTGCGCTTCTGTAGTGCGCGAAATAGTTTAGCACGACGCTTGACTTTTGCACGACGAGCACCCATCTTTCTTGCTCTTTTTTCGGCTTGTGTCATACGAATAAGCTTTCCGCCGCGTATTGTCATGCCAGGAACAGCAGATCTTTTTACACGACGTTGAACTTTTCCAGCACGAATTCGTGCCTTGATAATCTTGAAGCGACCATTGTTAATGACATTACCTTCGTTCATATTCTCAATTTGTTCTGCAAGTTCTGCAATATCATACTTTGCGGCAACAATCTTTTTTGCTTCTACCAATTTTTGCTTCAAAATTTCTACAAAAGATTCGGAAAGATTTTCGGAAGCTTCATTTAGATTATCTGAAATTATTGAATCGACTAAATTTCTTGTTGATGACATTAATTAGCTCCCAAATGATCCGTAGTCGCTTGAATATTTTCTAAAATCTGCGATGATCGTATATGAACAACCTGTAGAAGCAAAATTTATCGTTTGTAGACCAACATTCCCATTTGCTCCGGCACCAGTTGCATTGTTTGTAATAACAATACCATCGCCACCTTCTGCAAAGTCCATTTGTCCTCGACCTGACAATGTCAACATTGTTTGATTTGGTGTGCCAGTCCAATACAACTCAACATAACCATTTCCTGACGCTTGACCTGGAGCAACGTCATAAATCACTTTCTTTAGAGCTAAACGATAAATTGATTTGCGATCAGTTCCTGATCCAAGAAGCTGATTATTCGCATTTAATGAAAAATTCAATGCACCTGCATCAATTTTTACAACAGCTGCTTCAGCAGTATTGCCCGTCCATTTATAAACGACTCTTCTTTCAGAATCAATTAGTTTTTGTGATGTATTTGCCATTTCTTATAATCCTGTATGTGCGCCATGAGCAAAGGCGGCAACTTTTGCAAAACTATTTTTGTCTTTGTTTACCATTCTTTCAATTTTATATTTATTGGTCGTATTTACATTATTATAAAGATTAACGATTGCTTGTGCAGTCATAGCATCTACTTTCATTGACAAATTATCTTCAAAAGAGACATCTAAAGGTTCACCATTTTCTACTATTTGCATTAATACACCAATGTTACCTCTTGGTACCCATTCTTCATTGAATTGATTGAATTGGACGATGTCTTTTTTACCAAAATTTGGTCCATGATATGGAATGCTTACATATTGATCAATCTTATCTGCATAGTATAGAGCAACTCTTTTCCCATCTGGAAAAACGCGAATAGCTTTGCGTTTTAAGATAATGATATTTGGAGGATCAATATAATGATCCTCTTTGATCAATGTCTTGTCTTCTTTAGTTATTGATTCGGAAAAAAAGCTTTTGATTGTCTTCATTTTTATATTTATTTTGCCTGAAAAAACTTTTTAGCTACATCAGATTTCATATTTTCTAGTGTAGATACTGCTTTTTTTGAAATAATCCCAGATATATCTTCTTTTAAAGAAGCATATTTCTGATTATAGATGTCTTCAACAATTTCTTTTTTTACTTGATTGCTCATTTGATT